TATACAGTGAGTTTGTGTAACAATTTGTGATGTTACAAGTCTTATTTTGTGGCCCTATAGGTAAGTAGGTACTAAAGTTTAAACTATAGTTTTTCACTCTCTAGTATTATAACAACTAGTTAATAAGACTATAGTAGGAACTTTAGTATGTACTATAGTAGTCTTTTTATGTTGTGTCACTTATAGTGTTGTGGTACTTAGGTTTGAACTTTAGTAGGTAGAAGAGGGTAATAATTATGGATAAGACAGTAGATCGTTATGACTGGTTTGCTTGGGGAAATGTTGGTGGAATGGGAAAAGACCCATACGGGGACTATGTTAGTTACGATGACTATAAGGTTCTGCTAGATGAGTGTGACAGTTTACGTGGTATGATTAAAAACATGGAGGTATTCTACGATGAGTGGAGGTAACAAGGAGACACCACAGGAACTACTGGCGCGACTAACGGGGTTTACGCGGCGGTCTCACATGTCTCTTGGCCAAACCGTATATTCATTGCACGCCAATGGCCCCAACAAGGGAACAAACAGATCATCCGCATATGTGGGCGATCCTCGCACCGATCCCGACGAACTTGAGGCTATCGCCCACCTCTATGCCGCCGCCCCTGACCTTCACCGAGAGCTTACCGAATCCTTGCAGCGGGAGGGTAAGATGCGGGCTGCTTTGGAAATGTGGGTGGTTGCGTATGATAACCTGACCATGAAAAGCGGGGTTTGCTATTGTGGAGATGACACGGAAAACCATGACAACGCGATGAACTGCGGACATTCGCCAGTGGATTGTGGAGAGGAGTACGCAGCCTCAGCGATAGGTAAAACCCGCGCTGCACTAGGTGGAAACCCATGAGTGACCACCACCATCTAGAGTGTCCCTATGAGAGTTGTGGGTCTAGTGACGCCTTCAGCTACAACGATAAGGGGTTTGGTAAGTGTCACTCATGTGGGGAACACTACCCTGCCAATAGAAAGATGTTTAGTTGGGCAAAGGAAAAGTACCCTACTAACGGAACAATAAAATCCTATAACAGCGGGGGTTATGATTTTTCGGAATACAAGACTGAAGTAGAAGAGGTTACTGGTAGGGGTGCATATGTCAACATGCGAGGTATCAACACTAAGACCATGGAAGACTATGGTGTACTGACTTATAGTGACCGACAAGAGTATAAGTACCCGTCCGGTGGAATTAAGGTGCGTACACTGCCAGACAAGGGTTTCTACGCTAAGTCTGGATTTAAGCCTGATGAACTATTCGGTATGAACCTGTTTACTGCTGGTAGTTCTAAGATGGTCACACTTACAGAAGGTGAATTAGATTGCCTAAGTGTCTCACAGATGCTAAAGAGTGGTTATACCAATCCTGTTGTGTCCCTACCTTCAGCTACACCAAGTCGTAAAATGTGGGAGAACTGTAAGGAGTGGCTAGATAGCTTCGAGAAGATCATTCTGTCTATTGACACTGATGATGCTGGTGATGCTCTAGTTGAGAAGATGTTGGACCTCTTTCCTAACAAGGTCTACCGTGTAAATCACTCTCCCTACAAGGACGCTAATGACTTCTTGCAGGCAGGTAAGGCAGCAGACTTCAAGGCAGCATGGTGGAACGCTAAAAGGCCCTCTCCAGCGGGATTTACCTCTGGTACTGAGTCTTGGATCAAGGCAGTGCGGGAAGAAGACCCCTACAGCTATGTACCTACCCCGATCAAGGGACTTAACGATAAGATCAGGGGTTGGGTTAAGGGTGGTATCACAGTTATTAAGGCTCCACCCGGAGTTGGTAAAACAAGTATCGTTCGGTATGCCCAGTATGACCTAGTTCGTAACCAAGGGCAGGTAGTAGCTAACCTAGCAATGGAAGAGATGAGGTCCACAACAGCAAGGGGTCTAGCAACATACGAGTTGAAGGCTAACGTCAATACCCAAGAGGATGCTGAACTAAACGGTTTTGACTTGGGTAAGGTAGAACAGGCTGTTATTGATGTTGTGGGTGACGATAGGTTCATCGGTTTTGATATTGACCCTAGTAATCCTCTTGAGTCGTGCCTCACACAGTGTCAACATGCTGTAGCTATCTATGGTGCGGATTACATCTTCATCGACCACCTACAACGCCTAGCATACCTCTCTGGTGTAGATAATGCTACTGGTGGCCTAACTGAACTTGGTGTTAAGCTAGTAGAGTTTGCTAAACGTAAAAATGTGGGTATTGTAGCTATCTCACACGTAAATGGTGATGGTCACACTAAGTATGCTAAGGCTATCGAGGAAGAGGCTATCATCCTGATTGAGCTAAAGCGTGATAAGCTGGCAGAGGATATTGAAGAACGTAACACTACGCAACTTACGGTTACTAAGAACCGTCCTTTTGCTTTAACAGGTGAAGCGGGTTCTATTAAGTATGATAGTGACACAACAATGGTAAGGGGGGAATAGTTATGGATATGCGGCTTATATATGAAAAAGAGATAGAAGCACTTCGTCTTATTGAGCATAGCTTTGACAACCTTAGTGAAGACGAGGTAGGAGCTAAACATTACAGTTTGTTACATACGATAGAGGCTCTTGTGGAGGTTGGTCTCTTAACTTATGTAAAGGAAGAGCCTGTAACAAAAGAGTTTGACCAAATGTCTCTAGTAGACTTAATTGTTGAACAGAAAGTAAAGGTGCAACGAGAAGAACTTATGTTACTACACTGTACGGAAGAGTACCCAAACCGACCTGCCGAGAGGGAAATGAACCGTCTGTTACAAACCCTTCTTTTGTTAAAGGGTGGTGTTAAGGTAGAGAGTTATAGGCAAGGTTTAGTCCTAGTAGACGGGCTATATATTTATGCTCTGGCTACAGGTAAGTGGCGCATGAAAGGTAAGTCTACATGGTATAAAAGTAAAAGCCCAGCCCAGTTTGTAGAGGAGTTTGTAAGGAAATGAAAGTACAAGTTTTTGACATAGAAACGGATGGTCTCCTCGAAGAACTAACTAAGGTACATGTTGTGTCGTGGACTTCAGATGGAGAGAATATCCAACATACACACGACTATAAGCTAATGCGTAAGTTCTTCGAGGATGCAGATGTCCTTGTAGGTCACAACATAGTTATGTTTGATGTTGTGGCTGTTGAACGTGTGCTAGGTATTAAGATCAAGGCGAGGTTGGTAGATACTCTTGCACTTAGTTGGTATCTAAACTATGACCGTAAGAATCATGGTCTTGAGAGATACGGTGAGGACTATGGGGTGCCTAAGCCTGTGATTAAGGACTGGCACTCGCTTACACCTGAAGACTACGCTCATAGGTGCGATACTGATGTTCAGATTAACTGGCGACTATGGAAGTCACTAGAGATTAAATTAGGGAAGTTGTACGGATGGAAATAAAGGAACTTATTAGGTTGTGTAACCTAGTTAGCCCACTAGACGGCAAGACTAATGAGTATGTGATGCTTACAGTGACCAGAACCTATCTACCCAAAGGTAACTCTGTAAGGTTGTGCGGTACTTTTGGCCCACTTGGTCGTGTTGTAACATATAAAGGTAATGGACTGGACGGTCTGTACTTTGTCACTGCTTACTTTAATTGTAAAAAAGTGCTTAAGTGTATCAAGGATAACGAATAGGAGTTTTTAAGTGTGGAAAGACAGTTAGACGATAGTGCATGGAAGTTGATCGACTACCTTACGTTCAAGATGCAGTGTGCTAGTGAACAAGAGCTTACTAAGTGGAAGTTGGACGTAGAGCTTACACAATCTTCTTATGATGAGATTATGGCCCTCAAGGATGAGAAGGTAAGTCAACTAGCAGAGGCTATGCCACGCAAGCAACTAACTAAGGTCGCAACACAACCAAAGATCATGTATAAGAAGAATGGTGATCTATCCGAGCTTGGTCACAAGTGGTTTGCCTTGTGTAAAGAGAACAAGCAACCTAAGACTTCCGTCTCTTTTGTTGTGAAAGTAGGAGAGAAACTTGGGAACCCTATTAGTACGAATCAGGTTAAGGACTGGTTGTATTCACTAGGTTGGCAACCAAGGACCTTTAATTTTGTACGTGACAAGGGTACTGGGGACGAACGTAAGATTGAACAGGTACGCAAGGACGGAGAACTGTGTGAAAGTGTCCTAGAGCTATCCGAGGCTGACCCTGCTGTAGATGTACTTGATGGTCTGGTTGTACTAACACACAGGGCAGCTATACTTAAAGGGTTCCTAGATTCTCATAAGGGTGGTTATCTAAAGGCAGGTATTGCAGGTTTTGCTAACACCTTCCGGTTTAAACACAAGAAGCCTCTGGCTAACTTACCTAGTGTAGATAAGCCCTATGGTAAGATCATACGAGGGGTGCTTACCTGTGAGGAGGGTGAGGTGCTGTGTGGTTCGGATATGATTTCACTAGAGAGCACAACTAAACGACACTATATGTTTCCCTACGACCCTGATTATGTAGAAGAGATGAGCCAAGAGGGTTTTGATGAACACCTCGATCTTGCTAAACAGGCTGGTGTTGTGACTCAACAGGATATTGATGAGTATAATCAAGGTAAACGACCTGACCTAAAGGGTGTAAGAAAGAAGTTTAAGCCAGCTAACTATGCAGGTATCTATGGTATTGGTGGTACAGGTCTAAGTAGGCAGACAGGTATGCCAGTTAAAGAGTGTGTGGCACTACTAGAGGCTTACTGGAAGAGAAACTGGTCTGTTAAGAAGGTAGCAGATGGTGTTATTACTAAAGAGCTATTCGGTACGATGTGGCTACTAAACCCTGTGTCCGGCTTCTGGCACCAACTTAGGGCTAAGAAGGATATTTTTTCCACTCTTAATCAAAGTACAGGGGTTTACTGTTTTGATACTTGGGTAGGGTTTTGTATGGAAGGTGGTATGAAGTTGACTGCCAGTTTCCATGATGAGGTGGTTGCAGGTTGTGTTGTAAAAGGCGACTTGGACATGGTACTTAAAGTTGCGATGGACAAAGCTAATGAGAAGCTAAAGCTAAATGTTAAGCTGGGTCACGACACTCAGTATGGTAAGAACTATGCAGAAATACATTAGGAGACGGAACAATGACACATCAAGACAAACCCACAATCTGGGAAGACATGACTCCGGAGCAAAAGGGCGCGCTGTTGCTGGCGAAACATGAGGGAAGGGAGATCCAGATTTACTATGCGTGTGAATGGCTCACAGTGGGTCCACTGTGGCATGGATGCGTAGCCTACCGCGTCAAGCCAGAACCAAAACGTGAAACGGCGGCTTTGTATGGCCGCATGTATATCTCAAAGTCCTACCCCGATGGCGTTTTTGATGCCGATCACAGACCACGGTGCGCAGGCGACACCCACCGCATCACCTTCGACACCATCGACGGCAAGCCTGACTGCACCACGATCTGCATGGAGCGCCTGACATGAGAGATTGCATCGAAGATATTATTGAAACTTGTGTCTTTTATGATGGTCGACCGGAATTGCTTGGAACAGAACAAGCCGCAGACGCCATCATAGCCGCCCTGCCCGATATGATTGCGCCGCTGGTGTGGGATGGCCATGATCTTTTGCAGACCAGCAAATGTGGGACATATTGCATTCAGGACTTTCTTGGCAAGGTGATAATAAAGGGCACACTTTCGGTTAAGTTTGACAGTATGGAAGCAGCTAAAGCCGCCGCCAACGCCCACCACCGAGCCGCTATCATGGAAGCTTTTAAATAGTAGAGTCTTTTAGGCAACACTATGGCTCTAAAGGGTAAAACACAGTTACAAGTAAGCGTTCTGTGGCCCTATATATAAGTAAGGGTACTCTGAACGTAGTGAAGGACTACTAGCTACGCTCGCGGGTGTTCGTTACACTCACGGTTACAACAACAATTCAAAAAGGTAATACAATATGACTAAA